TTATGCCACCTCCGGGGTAACGCTGGGGGTAACGGTGGCGGATTTTCGTTGGTGCTCTTTCAGCTGAGCCTTTGCAATCCTCACGCCCGATCCGTCGAAGCCGAGCGGTCCTTCTTCATTGTCGATAGGTGCCATCAGCTGCTCGGCTTCATCTCGGATGTGGGCGCGCAGTCCGGAGGGATTCGACCAGCCCAGCGTGCCCTCGGCGTCGCCACCGTCCTCATCGTCAGCATCATCAAACTCAAGGTCATAGAGGCACTGATTGCCGACATACAGCGGCGCGCTTCCGATGGAGGGTTCCAGGTCGCCGTTGTCCTCGAGATCTGGGTCCCCGTCGAGGAGATCCAGGAGCGCGATCAATTGCTCTATGCAAGCTTCAACGATTTCACGTTGCAGCTCCTGAACCCGCTGGCTCATACGGCAGCCCTCCCAGCGACGCCAGCCACCGAGTCGACGAACCGAGCGAGTTGACCAAGAGGGCCGGGGTCAAATTCCGTTGCCTTGATGAGCGCGGCTGCAGTGACGGCGAGGGCGTCAGCTTTCATCCCTAAGCCGGCCAGAGTGCGAGCTTGGCATTGCGAGACGTCATTGGCTGCCGCCAAGAGGCGAGTATCAGCTTTGGCCACACGCAGCTTTGCAGCATCAGCGCCTGAAACCTTCCGAAGACGCGAGGTCTCCGCCTCGTACCGTTCGGCAAGTTGGATGCGCAGTTCGCACTCCTTGATCGCCTTGATCCTGTACGCTCGATTGCGCGCCAGAGCCTTTTCGGTTCGCCCGTTGGGAGTAGATTGCCTCCACCCTTCCAGGTGCTTTCTCTCTTCGTCGGCAGTGCGAATGGCAAAGCACGTCTTCGGGTTTCCCCGGCGGAATTTCGGTGACAACCTCTTTGTCAACTCGCTTGTATCTCGGACGAGATAGCGGCCGATGATGTCGCGCTCGGCTGGCCCGGGGTACCGACCGTCCTGCGCGTTCGCTCCAAGAAGTAGCTCCTCGGGCGCCAACGGCCACTGATGCCGCCACTCGTCCGCCAACCACTCCAGCTCATCGTGAGCCCTCTTCAGTTCCGTGCAGGCAACGTCAAACTCTTGGTACGCTGTCACCAGTTCAGGGTTCTCAGCCTGATCGGCAAGCGATTGGGCCTCGACAACATCGGCACCCTGCGCGTCAGGCGCAACGGCGATTGCGGCGGTCGTCGAAGCGGCGGCAAGGCCGAAAAGAATGGCGCGGCGGGTGGCATCGGGCAAGCCTTCGGCGGCTGCCAGAATCGTTGCGTTCGGCATTGGGGAATTCCTGTAGTTGGTTGCGACACACGTTTGCTTGTGTGAATTAACCATCTTACGGATTTGATTTGCTGTCAACAGCTAATTGTGTATTTTAACCAACAAGCGATTTTCAGGAGACGGATTTGCCAATAACCGGAAACCAGATCAGGGCTGCTCGGGCTCTTGTTGGAATGGATCAGCAGGCTCTTGCAGACAAGGCCTCTATCGGGATCAACACCGTTAGGAATATGGAAGGCGCAGGCGCAGACAGGATACGCGTTCGTACTGAAACCCTTGACGCTGTGATCGACGCGCTCAAGGCTGCCGGAGTTGTAATCGTCGATGAAGGGACAAATGACGGTGGTCCGGGTGTCCGCCTGATCAGAAAGGGAGGGTAATGGAGTCCTCTGTTAAAATGGGATATCGTCGTCGAGGTCCCGGGAAAAATTGCCGCCGCTCTTTTCGGGAGTTGGCCGGGTTGGCTCAACTGGCCACTTTGGAGGCTGCAGCTTGGCAGCCTTCAGTGCTTCGACCATCGCGTTGCCGGCGGCATAGTAGTCCTGCCGCTTCATGTCGTCGTGAAGCTGAATGAACTCATCGATTCGCGGCCACAGTACATCAATGTAGTGATTGAGATATGTCAGCTTTTTTTCACTCGCGTAGAAAAAAGGCCAGTGGTTAAACACGAATGAGAGGCGCCGCTCCTCCTCAAAGGTGGGGATCAGCTCGGGCACCTTTGAGACTTCAAGAGCACGCACCCCTTCGCTTACATCCCAAAGATCCTGCCAAGTAATGTTTTGGTCGCCGTAGTCGTCCGGCCGACTGATTACGGTATTCGCTGCCGCTGCAAGAATGGCTCGTTCCACGACGGTCGTGATCGTCTGCCCTTTGAACCTCGCCATGTAATCCAGGATGAAGCGCGTTTTCGGATCCAGCCGAATCGTCAGCGCTTCAGACTTGGGGCTTTTGGATGCAGGTCTGCCCATCGAATCTCCCTATCGCGCGTACGCATAACTAATCTGTGAATATTTTGCAATCATCACATTAACATTTGCCCGATCTTGGTGGTTCTTGTACTATCGAAACCGTACAGAGACATCAGGAGTTTGAGCATGAATGCAGAACATTCCTCTCATGAATATTTGACAGGAAAGCAGGTCGCTACCCGGTACCAGATAACACCCGTATCGCTGTACCGATGGGAACGCGACGAACGACTAGGCTTCCCTCAGCCGATGATCGTCAATCGTCGCAAGCTTTTCAAAATCGACGAGTTGGTCGCATGGGAGCGCTCACGCGCTAAGGGGGCAGCATGACTGCCCGCACGACGAAGCGGCAGGGACACAAAGGTTGGCGCCCGGTCCCTGCCGCCTCGGTCAAAATCGCAAAACGATTTCCTCTCATCACCCACGGAAAGACCGCAGATGACAGAGACACCTAAAGCACGTACTCGAATTCGAGTCCAGATTATGGACAAGGGTAGCCCCGTTAGTTCACCGATTACCGTTGTGGGGCGAAACGCTTGGGCACTGCAAACATTGATAGATGCCGGTGATCGAGGCTTCAGCTCGATCGAAAGGCCGGCCCCACGTACCGCCCACTACATCCATCGCCTGCGGAGCTTCGGTTTCGCGATCGAAACTCGGCACGAGGCGCATGGGGGAAAGTATCCTGGCACACATGCGCGATATCGCTTGTGTTCAGAGCTGGTCGTTCTGGAAGGACAGTCAGCGTGACAGAGCCTCGCCAGATCAATATGGAACCGGCGGTCACCGTCGCAGCGCAATGGGTCGCGGACAATCAGCCGCGGCCCGACATCATCCCGCACCTGAAGGCGAAGTTCTCTCTGACCTCCTTACAGGCTGCGGAGGCTTGCGCCATGGCCCAAAAGTTTCGCGTGTTGCGGAGGGTGTTCGGATGACCGGCAGGCAATCGGAGCTTCCAGGCCTTGCGCCTAACCAATGCAAAGAGGACGAGGATTTTGACTGGAAAGGGCCTGACGTAATCATTCAGACTCAACCAGGGACCGCCATCTATCGCAATGTCCACCAAGCTGTGGTCATTCGCCAAGAGGCGATGAACGGCGATGACGATCAGTTTGTTTTCTTTGCAACGGCGGACGACGTCCGCACGCTGATAACCGCGCTCCAGCGTGAGATCGGGGATGCATAATGGGGGCGTTCGCCGAATGGCAACCCGAATATGCGGCTCGCGGCATAAGCACGTTTCCTGTTGTAGTTAACGACAAGCTGAAGAAGCCCGCCGTAAAAGGCTATTTGAAGATCGGTCTTCCCACGAGCAGTCAGCTCGCCTTGAAATTTCCCGCTCACGAAGCGCTAGGCATTGCCTGCCGACGCAATAAGCTGACGATCCTTGACGTCGACACGACTGACGAACGAGAGCTTGCGGATGGGCTGGCGAAGCATGGCTCGACGCCGTTCATCGTCAGAAGTGGGTCCGGACATTTTCAGGCATGGTATCGTAACAACGGGGAGGGCCGGCGAATCCGGCCCGATCCGGAGCGGCCTATCGATATACTTGGTGACGGCTATGTCGTCGCTCCACCCTCGATGGGTGCAAAAGGTCGCTATCAAATCATCCAAGGCTCTATGGATGATCTAGCAAGGCTGCCGCCAATCGCCGGAATTCCGGTTGATCCAAAACTGGCTTTCCGGGGGCGAACCGAAGAGCCAGTTCTCTCAGGGCGAACGGAAAAGCAGGGCCGCAGGTTCAATGGCATGCGCCAAGGCGACGGCCGCAATAACTCTCTCTTCACGCGCGCACTACGCCAAGCGCGCCAAGCAACCACAATGGAGGATCTAATCCAGATGGTGCACCACGCAAATACGCAGTTCGCTGAGCCGCTGCCCAACGAAGAAGTGCTTAGCGTGTCGCGATCCGCCTGGAAGTACAAGCAGGCCGGCCGCCTGATGGTCACCGGCGGCGAGGCGACTGCAGTAATCTTTCAGAGCGACATTGATCACCTCTGGGACAGGCCGAACGCCGTCACGCTGCTCATCCGCCTGCGCTTGGCACACGGACACAGGAACGGTGGCGAGTTTGCGCTGTCTAATGCCTACGCGGAATCTATGGATATGAGTGTCCCGACTTTTAGGGCTGCCCGCGACGACCTTGCTGACCGGTTTTTCATCGAGATTGTTCACCCAGGCGGGAAAGGGAAAAACGATCCACCGATTGTGAGGTTGCTGTGAGAGAGGAAAGGAGAGAAGGAGAGAGACGTGTCTAGTTATATTGTTGCAAAATTCTTTCCACTAAATCTGGATCCGATCGGGGGTGAGAAATGACCGCTCCACAGGTCCTCACCATTATCCGAAACGACGACGGCCAGTATGAAATCACCGACCAGCGCGGGAAGGTCGTCTCTGGTCCGTATGACACGAACGCTGCGGCCTGGGCGGCGCTGGACCGGATCGATCACGAAACGTTGCCCGGCAAGCCTCGCAGCAACAAGAAAGTTCTCTGGGGCAAGCCGGAGAAGCCAGCAAAGCGCAAAAGCAAAAAGGCGAGCAAGAGACAGGCGGCCAGAGACGAGCACCGGATGAAGGTCAATGCCGCAAAGGCGCCAGGCTGGGTGCGCTCGGTCGCCGCGGCCAAGTTCGATCCTGCAGGCGAGCGCAGCTATCGAGATCACCGGCTCGGCACGTTCGGCGCCGCGTCAGAAGTGAAGCTTATCGATCCGGCCATGTATTTAGCCGAGAAGGCGAGGGGTAAGTGATGGTCGACGAACTTCCCGAAGATGTGCAGCAGCGCATGATGGAGAAGCTGCTCGGCAAGGTGAATGCCGAGCGGATCAAGACGGCGACGAAAGGCTTCCGGCCTACGCCTGTCATTGTCGCCTACGAGTACTACCAGCTGCCAAAGGAGCTCTTTAGGAATTGGCGGATCGATCGAATCGAGAACGGCCGAAAGGATCAATACCTCGCAGACTTGGACAAGGAGTCCTGCCTCATTGAGGTCGAAGCGCTCCGACGCAAGGGTTTCACCGTCAAGCAGGTGCCGATCGGTCTCGAGCCTACGAAGGCCCAACGCGAACAAGCCCGCTCCGCAGGCCAAAAACGCCGCAGATCAATCATGGACAAGCTGAAGGATATCAAGATTTGAACATGCAGACCCTCAATCGCGCCTTCAACCCTTCCAAGGAAGATCAGTTGGCGAAAGAGACGCGGGCCGAGGAACTCCGGTTCCGTAAAGTTCGTCAAGATGAAGGCAAGGCGGGCGAGTGGAAGCCCGCGGCCGATCTTTGGTTTGCGGTCAAGACTGCGCCAGGCGCGCAGCGTTGCCCATCGATGCGTGAAGGGCACGACCGGAAGGGCGAAAGCATCATCGAGCGGAACCTTCGCAACGAGGGCTTCGAGGCCTTCATGCCAAGCTATCGGATCGAAGTCCGCCATCATCGGCAGGGCCATTGGATCGAGCGCCGCTTCCCGACCTTCGTTGGCTACGTTTTCGTCAACATCGGGCCTGCGGATTTTCGGAGGGTCGAAGAGGTAAACGGCGTCAGCAAAATCCTGCGCTTCACCACGTCGTCCGAGCAGCGGCCCATGCCATTCGCCTTTCCCCAGGAGACGATCGACCGCCTCCGCTACATCGAGTGGGAGCAGGAGCAGAACTTTCTGTTTGGCCGCGCCCGCCGACAGCGAGAAGAAGAACTGGATCGGGAGCATCCCGGCCGCCGCGGTAAGTCTTCGACCCGCAGAATACGAAGGGCCCAATTCACGGAGTTGGGGGGAGGGCTATCATCCAGCTTGGCAACGCCTTCCTCGCGTGCATTCATAACGGAAACGATGAAAACGTTGGGAAATCTTGGCGGAGAGCTTGAATAAGCATAACCTATCGGTTATCTTCTGCGCACTGATTTGTGGATGTTCAGTGCGCAGAGCGCCGGTCCACGCGGATAAGCAGCAATCCGCACGTTGGAAGAAGTGCGTCCCAAGTTATGATTTCCCTCTCTTGGCGAGTTCCCGGTCGATGCTTGCTGCAAGATCTGGGAAGACTTCTCGAAACGGCCGAGCCTTAGCCAACTCTTCGTCAGTCAATTCGGGACTATCGACTGCATCCCAATCCTCTTCGGTGTAGCCACGCCCTGGCTGAAATTCGGGCATTTTCTTAGACTTTTTGGCCATAAATGCTCTCCTCTTTTCTCGAACATCATTAGCATGTTCTGTCATTCCGATCATTTTTTGATGCCAAACATTAGGGCGCGATCTGCGTTTCTCCATTGATCGCCCATTCTGGCAATAGGTGCCGGCGGTACTGTGTTCGGGGCTACTTGAATGGCTAGCTCACACGATGATCAGCAAAGCGAAGGTGAAGGGAAAGACAACGTTTCCCAAGGACGAAGCCTTGCGCAAAGGCTGCAAGCTCGGGTGGCTGCGCTACATCGATTTTACAGAGTGCTACTTGCGTGGATCTGGCTTGTTGTGTTGGCGGCACTGATGTTCGCGCTCTCATCGCTGCCGGCATGGTGGCCAGTATGAACGAGAGGATCGAGCGCGTAGTTTTGTTGCTGCTTTGCCTTGCAGCCGTCGCTGCCCTTGCATGGGCATTCCTGTAGATGGCCTGGCGAAATGCGCCTACGAAAGGCGTAAAGGATGCGGGCTGCACTTCTAACGTTCGGTGAGCAGCGAGACCACTTCCTCAAGGCTCTCTCTCACAGGATAGTAGCTCGGGCCTCCGTCCTTGTGCAGCACCGATACAGAGATATGGGTGCTGCTGGTGAACTGCCTCACAGCCACCACCTGATCAGGATTGATGTAGACCAGCGGGTTATCCTGTCCGGCATAGTGGAATGCCACCAATCGCATTTTGTCCTCCCAAGGAAATTGATGACCGCTCTAACAGACAAGCAAGCGCGGTTCGTTGCCGAGTATCTCGTGGATCTCAACGCGACGCAGGCCGCTATCAGAGCTGGATACAGCCGAACGACAGCTCAGCAACAGGGTTCCCGGTTGTTGTTGAATGTTGTGGTGAAAGCGGCGATTGCGGAGCGGCAGGAGAAGGTCGCGGCAAAACTTGAGATCACCCAAGAGATGATCGTCGCAGAGCTTGCCAAGATCGGTTTCGCCAACATGCTCGACTATGTGTCGATCGGCGCTGATGGCGATCCCTTCGTATCGCTCGGGGGAATGACGCGCGATCAGGCGGCGGCGGTGGCGGAGGTGACAGTTGAGGATTTCAAGGACGGCCGCGGCGAAGACGCTCGTGATGTGCGAAAGATCAAGTTCAAGCTCCACGACAAGAAAGCGGCGCTGGTTGATCTAGGCAAGCATCTCGGCATGTTCAAAGACCAGGTCGAGCACACCGGCAACATCACCGTCGAGGTAGTGCGGTTTTCGGATGAGAAATGAACGCGTCCATACGAATTCCCGCGTTGGGCTGGCGTCCACGCGATTACCAGATGCCGGCATGGAACGCCTGGGAAAGGGGATGTAAGCGCCAGCTCCTCATCTGGCACCGCCGCGCGGGCAAGGATGAAATCGACTTGCAGAAGCATGCGGTCAGTGCCGTCACCCGTCCTGGCACCTACTGGCATATGCTTCCTGAGGCCTCGCAGGCGCGCAAGGCGATCTGGAACGCGGTCAATCCGCACTCCGGCCGGCGCCGTATCGATGAAGCCTTTCCGAAGGAGATCATCGAGAACCAGAACGACAACGAGATGTTCATCCGGTTCAAGACTGGCTCGACGTTTCAGGTGGTCGGTTCGGACAACTTCAACAGCCTGGTCGGCTCGCCGCCGGTCGGGATCACCTTCTCGGAGTGGGCGCTTGCCAATCCGAGCGCCTGGGCGTTCCTGTCGCCGATCCTTGAGGAGAACGGCGGCTGGGCATCGTTCATCACTACGCCCCGCGGCAATAACCACGCCAAGGGCATGTTCGACGCTGCGAGGCTCGACGCCTACGATCCGGTGACTAATCCGAAGGGATGGTTCACGCAGATCCTGCGCGCCGATCAGACGAGGGCGATCAGCGCGGAGGGTATTGAGCGACAGCGCAAGATATACGCCTCCCTGTTCGGGAAGGAGATTGCGAACCTCCTGATCGACCAGGAATATTACTGCTCGTTCGCCGGCGCGATGGTCGGCTCCTATTGGGGAGCGGAGATATCGGAGGCGGAGAGGCAAGGGCGCTTCCGGTCATTCGAGATCGACTTTCGCTATCCGGTTCATACCGCCTGGGACCTGGGGAAAGCCGTCAATAACCCAATCTGGTGTTTCCAGTGCATCCCGGGCGAGCCTGGGCCGCGGATTGTCGATTTCTACCGGCCGGAGTCGGATGACCTGGAGGACTGGTGCCACTGGCTCGATAGCAAGGGCTATCACGGAAACGACTATGTGCCCCATGACGTGATGGTCAAGAACTGGGGCGCGAAGCGAACCCGGTATGACATGCTTCGCGACTGTGGCCGCAAGCCTCGCATGGTCGAAAAGGTTTCGGTTGCTGACGGCTTAACGGCGGGACGGTCGACGATCAAGGTCGCGACCTTCTACGAAGGTGAGGACGAGCGCGGCGAGCGGGTCAAATACGGGTATGACGGCCTGAAGAGCTACCGCCGCGAATGGGACGACGAACGGAAGACGTTCCGAGACAATCCACTGAAGGACTGGGCCGAACATATCGGGTCGAGTTGGCGCTATCTGGGTCTCGCTTGGCGTCAGGAGCTGATCAAGACCGAAGCGCCGCCACCGCCGCCGCCCAAGGGCGAGCCGATCGTAAGCGGCCGCGCCGATGGCAGCATCGAGATCAAGGTGAATGTGAAAGAGGCAGTCGAGGCGATGGTTCGCCGCCGTCGTGCGAATGCGTAGGAACCCGAAGAGGACCGGCCGCGTTTCGAAAGCGCGTCGAAGTCCCGAAGTGAAAGGACTTCAGTCATGAAAGCCAATGTAGAGCAGGCAGTGGAATCCATCGTCCGTCAGTGGAACGGGGGTGAACATCGTCTCTCCGGTGCTCGCGCAAGCGAACTCGTCTACGGCGCCGGCAATAAGCTGAACGAAAAGCTGTTCGACGAGCTGCGGGAAAAGATCCCTGGCATCGAGCGGTATATCTCCGCACCTGCGAGCGGCGCCGTTGTCGAGCAGGTCGAGGACCAGGGCGGCAACCCTCTTGCCACCCAGCCGGAGAACCAGAAGGAAGCGACGGGCGCATCGAACCTATCGAGCGAGCCCGCCAAGGAGCAGCAGAACGCCCTTGACAAGGCGCTGGAGCCGGGCCGGAAGGCGCGGGCAAAGGCAGCCGGCGGCAAGAAGACGGACGACAAGAAGGATACCGGGCCAGCCGGCGATGTCGTGTCGACGAAGCTGAACCCCGATCCGCAGAACCCGACCGCCGCCTAAGCTTCTCCCTCATCACCTTTCAGAGGCTCGTCATTCGTGGCGGGCCTTTTTCGCATGGGATCATCGATGACCAAACCCGCTTCTCCTGATCGAAAGCTCCGCGAAGAGGGGCAGCGTTGGATCGAAAAGATCAAGGCAGCCGAGAAGCTTGAAAAGGATTGGCTCGACGACGCGGCAAGAGCAGTTCGCGCCTATACGAACGAAGAGAAGGCCGAAAACGACGAGAAGGCGCTGGGGTCGCGCTATGACTTCAACATCCTGTTCGCCAACGTCGAAACAATCGTTCCCGCAGTCATCAATTCCCCGCCGGTTCCCGATATCCGCCGTCGGTTCAACGATCCCGATCCGGCTGCGCGCATCGTCGCAGACATCATGGAACGGGCAATCTCGGTCCAGATCGACGACAGTCGCCTGCAGGTCGAGATGGAGGCGGGTGCGCAGGATTCGTTCCTTGCCGGTCGCGGCGTCGTCCGCCTGAAGTTCAAGAGCGACATTCTCGGGGGCGAGCCTACCGATCAGGATATCCGGGATGCCGATGACGAAGCTGACGATGGTGCGGACAACGGCCGAACTTCAGAAGCGATCGGCGCCACGATGTTCAACGAGGCGCCTGATCAAGTTGCCGACGGCATGGGCGGGAACGGCGCCCCGTCGGTTGAGCGCGTTGAGAATGAGCGCATCTGCTTCGAGGCGGTAAGCTGGAAAGATTACCGCCACGGCAAGGCGAAGCGTTGGGAGGACCGGCCATGGGACGCCTTCCGCTTCGTGATAGCGAAGGAAGACGAGGAGGAGTCTTTCGACGCGGATATGATCCGCAGCCAGTTCGACGACAGCGAGCAAAACGCCTGGTCGAAGAGCGACAGCGACATCTGCGGGTGGGAAATCTGGTGCAAGAAGACGCGTAAGGTGAAGTTCGTCAGCGATGACGGCATCATCATGAAGGTCATCGACGATCCGCTGGGGTTGAAGGGCTTCTTCCCCATTCCGACGCCGATGCAGCCGATCGAACTGACTGGCCGCCTGAAGCCGGTCAACCCGTTCTCGATTTACAGGAAGCTTGCTGATCAGCTCGACACGATCACCAAGCGGATCGACGTGCTGACGAAGGCCATGAAAGTCAGGGGCTGGTACGCCGGCGAGACTGCCGACCTGAAAAGCGTTCTGGCGCTTGAGGACAATGAGTTCGCGCCGATCGACAACGGCGAACTCTGGTCGAAGAGCCAGGGCGGTATTGCGGCAGCCATCGCTTTCTGGCCGGTCGAGAACTTTATCGCCGTGCTGCGGGAGCTTTACGCCGATCGGGAGCAGACGAAGCAGGCGATCTACGAGATTACCGGCATCAGTGACATCGTCCGGGGCGCTTCGAGTGCATCGGAGACCGCTACGGCCCAGAATATCAAGAGCCAATGGGGCTCCCTGCGCATCCAAAAAATGCAGCGGATGATGGAGCGCTGCGCCCGCGACCTGTTCGTCATGATGAGCGAAATCATCCCGAAGCTCTTCTCGCTAAAGACGCTGGAGGAAATGACGGGCATTCCTTTGCTGCCGGCGCCGACCGATACGCCTGAGCAGCGCGAGCTGAAGGCGAATGTCGTCGCGCTGCTTCGCCGCCCTCTGGCTTCCTATTACCGGATCGATGTCGAGAGCGATTCCACGATCCGCGCCGACCTGACCCGGCAGAAGCAGGAGGTCTCGCAGTTCCTCCAGGGCGCGTCCGCCTATTTCGCGGCCGTCGCGCCCCTTGTCCAGCAGGGCGCACTGCCGGCTGATGCCGCCGTCGAAATCTTCGCCTCGACGTCCCGCATGTTCAATCTCGGCAAGTCGGTGGAAGACACGCTGGAGAAGATGGTCACCGACGCGCGCACCAAAGCCGAACAGGCTCGCCAGCAGCCGCAATCACAGGAGCCGTCCCCGGAGCAGGCGGAAATGGCCCTTAAGGCAAAGGCGGCCCAGCAGGAAGAGCAGCGGTTCACCGCCGAATTCGAAGCTCGCATGCAGCGTGAGAGCGCAAAGGCTGGCATCGATAGCCAGAAGGCGAAGCGCGAGCTCGCGATCAAGGTTCTCGAGGAGGAACTGAAGCGCCTCGAGGTCCAGGCCAAACAGCTCGACGTGAAATTGAAAGAGGTCGATCTGGCCGCCAAAGCCAACGCTCTTCTTCAGCCCACCAAACAGGAGACAGCCAATGAGTTGGCGTGATTTTGGCCGCGACAGCACGTCGCCGGCAGAGGATGTCATCGCGATCGATGTATCGGGCGGAGACCATACCCCGGTGCAGCCCTATCGCGCTCTTCGTGCCAACTCGGCTGGCACGATCAAGGTCGACACGCTGAGCGGCTCGAACAGGACTTTGAACTTCGCAGCCGGCGAGACGCGTGTCGTCTACGTGACAAAGGTTTATCAGGCCGGCACGACGGCCAGCGGTATCGAGGGTTCGTTCTGATGGCCGTCTATGTCCGCAAAAACGGCGTGATGGTCGAAAAGGCAACCGGCTCGCCGATGCTGACGGACGAGGATCGCGCGAAGCCTATCGCGGTCCCCTTCGTCATGTCCGATATCCCCGAGTATCGCAGCCCAATCGATGGGCGCCTGATCGGATCGCGGACGCAGCGCCGCGATGACTTGAAGCGCAACGGCTGCGTCGAATACGAGCCGTCGATTTCGCCGACCAAAGGCAAGATCCGGAACAAGGCTTTCGCCGCCAAGCGCGGCCTGAAGGTTTCCGAAGAGTACCTGTGACCATTCCAAAAACAGAGCAAGGACCAACGCAATGAGCGTCGAAGAACTCAATGCGCCGCTGAACGATTCCGCGGCGATCGATCCCGGCATGATCAACAGCAATACCAGCGACGACGACGCGCTCGGCGCAATCTTCGATCGCATGGAGCAGAATAACGGCGCGACTCGCGGCGCAGACGGTCGGTTCACCTCGAGCCGAGCCGATACCGCCGACACGACCGGCGCCGATGAACCACTGGAAGGTGGTGGGGGAGAGGATAAGGCTGCCGGTGATACTTCGACGCCGCCGGCGGACGTTCCTCTCCCTTCAAGTTGGCGAGGCAAGGAGGACCTTTGGGCGAAGGTCCCGGCCGAATTGAAGACGGACCTGCGTGCGCACCAGGAGGAGCTGCACAAGACGCTTTCCCAGCAGGGGCAGCTTCTTTCCGCGTATAAGCCGCTCGGGGACGTCATTTCGAACTACAAGGAATATTTCGGCGGCGAGAGAGGCAACTACAAGCCTCATGAAGCCGTCGAGTACCTGTTCAGTCTCCAGCGCGGCATGGATGAGAATCCGATGGAGACGCTGCTCACCATCGCCGACAATTACGAACTCCGACCGCAGCTCGCGAAGATGTTCGGAGGCGAGGCCGGCGAGGGCGACAACAACCCGAATGTGCTCCTGGCAAAAATCAGCCAGTTGGAAAACACGATCCGCTCGATGGGTGATCCGTCGCAGATCGATCAGCGCATTTCGAAGAGACTGACTGAAGAGCGCGAAATCGGGAGCGTGAACGAACTCATCAGCCGCGTGACGAAAGACATGCCGCTGTATGATCAAATCCCCGAACCCGATCTCGTGACCTTCATTCATTTTGCAAAACAGAAGCTCGGCAGTTCCGCTTCCCAGGAAGCCGTTCTGCAGCGGGCTTACGACATGGCTGTCAACGCCGACCCCGACCTCAGGGCGAAAGCTGCCGCGCTCAAAACCGCCGCAGCGACCGATCCGAGCCAGGTCGCGGCTGCGAAGAGGGCAACCCAAGCCAATCTCCGTTCAACATCGACCGGCCGAACCCGTGAGCTCACCGAAGAGGAAGAGCTGGGCGCCGTTTACGATAAGCACAAAGGATAAGCGACGATGGCAGGTCCATCTGCAGTCTTCACGGAAATGGTTTCCACCACGCTCCGCAACAGCGCTAAGGACGTGACGGACAACGTTTCCAAGCATAACGGCCTTCTGGCCGTTCTCAAGAAAAAGGGCCGCTTCATCAATCTCGATGGCGGTACCGAAATCCAGATCCCGCTGGAATACGCCGAAAATGGGACCTATCAGCGTTTCGCCGGTTTCGACACGCTGAACGTCAACGGCTCGGACGTCATCACCTCGGCCAAGTACGACTGGGCGCAGATCGCGATCCACGTCGTTGCCTCCGGCCGCGAACTGCTGATGAACTCCGGCAAGAGCAAGATGGTCAACCTGGTGAAGACCAAGAAGGCAAACGCCCTGAAAACGGCGGCGAACAACTTCTCTGTCGACGTCTATTCGGATGGCTCGCTTGCCAACCAGATCGGCGGCCTGGCGCAGATCGTCCAGACCAACGGTCAGGGCACGGTCGGCGGCATTCCCTCGGCAACCTGGGCGTTCTGGCGCAACAAGTTCCGCGAAATCGCCGGCTCCAACGCCTATACGAAGGACACGCTAAAGAGCGAATTCAACAACCTCTGGCTTCCGCTCAACCGCGGCGCCGACAAGCCCGACCTCGTCGTTCTCAGCCACGACTTCTATAGCGTCTATGAATCCGGCGAGCAGCAGCTCCAGCGGTACATGGACGAAGACATGGCGAAGGCCGGCTTCGCCAACCTGAAGTACAAGTCGGCGACGGTCATCTTCGACGACAACACCAACTTCACCACCACGGCCGAGAAGGGCTACTTCCTCAACACCGATTACCTCTACGTCGCCCAGCACAATGAGGCGCAGTGGACCCAGGATGACGAGAAGAAGCCGGTCAACCAGGACGCTACGGTCATCCCGTACTACTGGATGGGCAATCTCGTCTGCTCCAACCGTTCGCTGCAGGGTGTCCTGCTCGACGCTGCATAAGGAGGAACGACCATGACTGCATTCGTAGGCGCTCAGCTCGACCAGACCTATACGGCGGCCGATCTCACGGGCATCAACAGCGGCAAGGTGCCCGGCATCGGTGACATCTATGTCTCGCATGACAACAAGCGCTATCGCTTCGTCCGCTATCTCGGCGGCGTTGGCGCAATCGCGGCGGCCGCAGGCAACACCGTGGGCTTTTATGCCCCCGCTGGCGTCTCGACCGGCGTCACTAATGACGTCACGTCCGACGTTTCCGACACGAACGGCGCGCTGGCCGGCGTGCTGCTGTCCGCTCCGGCTTCGGGCGACTATTGCTGGATCCAGGTGGGCGGCGTCGCCACCCTGACACCGGCTCTCGTCTCCGGCGCCGACGGTAACGCGCTCACACTGTCCTCGACCACTGACGGCACTCTGAAGGTGGTCGGCGCTGTGACGGACTCGGTCGGCGCTGTCGCAATCGACGCCTCGGCGAAAATCGTGATGCTCAACTGCCCGTACTGATCGGCAACCATCAGAATCTAGGGGCGGCCTTCGGGTCGCCCTTTTCCATTCCACCTTCCAAAACGAGAGATATGACCATGTCTGACGAAAACCGTCCGCTCGTCATCGTCCTGGGCTTCCACCAGACCTTTGAGCGCGTCCCCGTTAAGGGCGACGAACTGAACGACAATATCGACGCCCGCGGCTTCAAGCTCGACGACAAGGGCAAGCGCGTCCTGACGAACGTCGAAGTCGATTGGGTGACCTACGCGCCGGCTCATTCGCCCATGGGCGCCAATACGACCGAACGCATTCGGCACATGAAGCCGACGCAGGAAATCATGGACGGCGAAAATGCCGAGAAGACCCGTTTCATGATGGCGCGCTGGGCGGCGATCGAGCCGGCCTATGAAGCCTGGAAGAAGGGCCACGAACTGCCGATCAATGGAACGCCGCTTGCCCATTGGCCGGGGGTCTCCGCGGCGATGGCGGCGGAACTGCGGAAGTACAACATCCTCACGGTCGAGAATGTGCGCGACCTCGGAGAAACGCAGCTCGAACGTATCCGACTGCCGAACATGCGGGATCTCCGCAACTCGGCGAAAGCCTTCCTCGACAACCTGCGCAGCGCCGAAGCCGCCGAGCGGGAAGTCGAGCGCGACAACGAAGTTGCCGCCCTCAAGGAGATGCTCGCGGAGCAGAACGAAAAGCTGGCGGCCGCGATGGCTCTCCTGGAAGAGCGCACGCAGCCGGGCGGAGATGACGAGGCCGCCGCTCTCAAGGCGAAACTTGATGCCAAGGGCGTGAAATATCACCACCGCGCCGGCGTCGACACGCTGCGCGCTCTGCTGGCGGAAGCGGCCTGATGACGATCCTGTCAGTCGTTCAGAACGTCTGTCTGGCGGTCGGGCTGCAGAAGCCTGATGCCGTCATGTCCTCGACGGATCGCGAGATGTTGGAGCTTGTCCGGCTTGCCGGCGACGTAGCGGCAGAAATTCGCGATGCTGAATTCGACTGGCAGGCGCTTCAGGTCATCAAGGACTTCAACGGCGACGGCGTTACCGCCGCCTTTGATCTGCCGTCCGACTATGCCCGGATGAAAACCAAAGCGACGCTCTGGTCGAGCCGTTGGCTATGGGGCATGGAGCACATCACCGACACCGACGAATGGCTTGAGCTTCTGACTCTGCCCTACGTGGCTGTATCCGGGCAGTGGATCATCTACGGCGACCAGTTGCATATCCTGCCGGTGCTGGAAGCCGCCGACACGCTGAAATTCATCTACATCAGCAACCTCATCGTGAAACCCGCCAGCGGCCCGAACAAAGTGGCGTTCGATGCGGACACTGACACCTTCCGGCTTTCGGAACGCGCACTCGAGCTTGGGATGATCTATCGCTACCGGGATCAGAAGGGCGTCGCGTCTGACGGTGACCAGGCTGCCTATGACCACGCCGTCTATACGGCCATGAACAACGACAAGGGTTCAAAGCCGGTCGTCAGCGGCAACCCGCGCCGCACCTTCAGCAACGTCCAGCGCGCATTCCCGTTCAAGGTTACTCCCTGATGGTCTACAGGCAGATGCAGCGACAGAAGCCGCGCCGCCGCGCTGCTTCGGCCTCCTTCACGTTTCAGGCGCCGATCCGCGGCGTCGTGATGAACGAGCCGCTGGGCAATTCGAAGCCGGGCGGCGCGCGTGTGCTGGAAAACTTTTTCCCGACCGCGACGGGCGCAAGGACGCGCGGAGGGAGCCGGAAGGTCGCGACGATCGGAACAGCCCCTGTTCGTCGCCTGTGGACGTTCACGAGCGGAAACGCGGATGAATTCTTTGCCTCTGACGAAGAGAACATCTTCAATATCACTTCGGTGCCAGATCCGGACGTTCCTCCGGTTGCTGATGTGACCGGGCAGTCGGAGGGCTATTATTCGACTGCTCAATTCGGTACCGCAGGCGGCAACTATCTCTATGCCGTGAATGGCGCCGACGATGCTCTGCTTTACGATGGCCTGACCTGGACACCTATTAATACGCTTTCCACGCCGGCGATAACGGGAGTTGCCACGGCCGCGCTTTCCTTCGTCTGGTCGTATGCCAGCCGCCTGTTCTTCGTCGAGAAGGGCACCATGAATGTCTGGTACTTGCCAGTCGACAGCATCGGCGGCGCGGCCTCGGTGTTCTCGCTTGCCGGCGTGTTTCAGGAAGGCGGCGAGGTTCTGTTCGGGGGCAAATGGTCGCTCGATGCCGGTGATGGTCTTGATGACAAAATCGTGTTTGTCTCGACCAAGGGCGAGGTTGCAGTCTTTCAGGGGCTGTTTCCCGGCGATGCCAGTTGGCAGAAGGTCGGCGTTTACAAGATCACGCCTCCTGTCGGACCCAATGCCACTATGTCGGCAGGGGGTGATCTCCTCATCGGCGCGCAGGATGGCATCGTCCCCATCTCCCAGGCGGTCAACAAGGACGAGGCAGCGCTTTCGCTCTCCTCGGTAACGAGGACGATAGAGCCGGAGTGGAAGCGGCAGGTCTCCCAGCGCACGTCGTTGCCGTGGGAAATCCTGAAATGGCCAACGAACAACATGATGGTTGTCTCGCTGCCCGGCGCAGACGCCTCGGTTTCAACGCTTTGCTTTGCGGCCAATCTACAAACCGGGGCCTGGGGTTTCTTCACCGGCTGGGATGCGCGCTGCATGACGCTCTTTGGAGATGCCGGCTATTTCGGCACGTCCGCCGGCACGATCCACCGGATGGAGGACGGCGGCTCTGACGACGGCATGCCCTACACATGCAGCTATGTCGCTCTTCCCGACCAGATGCGCCGGCCGGGCGCCTTCAAGATCATCCACGCCGCGCGTGCGACCTTCAACTCGAACATCCCCTTCAATCCGAAGGTTTCCTCCTCGACCGATTATCGCATCGAACTACCATCGGCTCCATCGTCCGTTGCCGATCTGAGCGATAGCCTTTGGGACGTGGGTCTATGGGATGTAGCCGTCTGGGACGTCGGGTCGGTGAGCGAGGTGACGACCCGCTGGGTGTCGATCGGCAACTCCGGTTACGCCGTCTCGCCTCAGATCCAGATCACGTGCGGCACGAATATCAAGCCGGTGACCGAACTTATCCAGCTAGACGCAATCTATGAACTCGGCGCGGTGATGGTTTGATTACCTGGGCAATCGCGAAAAGAGACGAAATCGGGCTGTTGTCTCGTTGGGTTGCCGATCAGATATGGCCCGGGCAGGGGCGAGATTTCGGCAACTGCCAAGGCATGGCGGTCATTGAGGGCGATGTTCTCATCGGCGGGGCGATTTATCACAATTTTGAACCGGAGGCCGGAGTCGTCGAAATATCTGCAGCCTCGACCTCAAAGCGCTGGCTGACGAAGGAAACGCTTCGGGTGCTGTTTCAGGTGCCGTTTCGTGACTGGAGATGCCAGGCAGTGGTCTTGCGCGTCTCCGATCATGACGAGGCGCTTCACAGCATCCTGTTCCGCTATGGCTTCGAGCGGTACCGCATTCCGCGTCTCCGCGGCCGGGACCAGGCGGAAAACGTCTTCGTGCTCACCGATGAGGCATGGGCCGGGAACAAGTTCAACCGAAAGAATGAGGTGCACTGATGGGCAAGCCGAAGGCGCCAAAGGCTCCAGACCCGAAAGAGACTGCCGCAGCCCAGACAGGCACCAATGTTTCGACGGCGCTCGCCAACGCTCAACTGCAGAACGTCAACCAGTACGGGCCGGACGGAAGCGTCACCTATTCGACCAATGGGTATACGACGATCACCGACCCGACGAGCGGCGCTACCTACAACATTCCGCGCTATACGCAGACGACGTCGCTTTCGGCGGCTCAGCAGGCCATCAAGGACAAGAACGACGCCGCTAGCCTGAACCTTGCCGACATCGCGAACAACCAGTCGAACTTCCTGAAAGATTACCTTTCAAAGCCGGTCGATCTTTCGAACGATGCGACCGAAGCAAGGCTTATCGAGCTGGGCCGCAAGCGGCTGGACCCGATGCTTGCGGAGCGCGACGAGGCGCTGAGGACGCGGCTGGCGAACCAAGGCGTCAAAGCCGGCTCGGAGGCCTATGGTCGCGAGATCGAGACAGCCAGGCAATCGGACAACGACGCGCTGACTTCCCTGATCCTCAATGGCCGTTCGCAGGCGGTTCAGGAGGCGCTGACGCAGCGGAACCAGCCGATCAACGAAATCATCGGCCTCCTCGGCGGGACACAGGTCGGCGTTCCGCAGTTCGCCGCCGGCACCAATCAGCCGAGCTTGCCGACAGTCGATTACTCCGGGCTGGTGCAGTCGAACTATCAAAACCAGATGGCCGCCTATCAGCAGCAGGTCGCCCAGCGGAATAACATCTTCGGCGGGCTCTTCGGCGCCGGCGCGGCACTACTCGGCAATCCGGCACTTTCTGACCGGCGCGCGAAGAAGGACATCAAGCCGGTCGGCAAGCTCATGGGTCACAAGGTCTATGAGTATCGATATCGCGGGCGGTTCGACGACGGGCAGAAGCATGTCGGCGTGATGGCGCAGGAGGCGGAGAAGACGCGGCCCGATGCCGTCTCGACCCGTCCGGACGGGCTGAAACAGGTCAACTACGGAAAGCTTTTCCAGATCGGCGAAAGGATGGCCGCATAATGGCTGGATATCTGTTCGGCGGAAACACTGGCGAGACGGCGGAATCCCTCGCACGCAAGCGCGCCGTGGCGGAGGCTCTGCTTGCCAATGCGAACAGCCGCGTTCCTCAGAGCATCGGTGAAGGTATTTCGGCGATCGGCCAGGCTTTGTCTGGCCGGCTCGGCTTGAACGCCCTGCAGAAGAAGCAGGACGCCGGCAGTGCCGCGCTCGATGCCAAGATCAAGAGCTATTGGGGCGGCGGGGATAGCAGCCTTCCGGCTCCTGGTGCCGCGGCCGAACTCGGCGCAACGTCACCGGCTCCGGTAGATCTCAGCGATAACCAGATCTACAACGACTTCATCGGCACGGTGAAGGAGGGCGGCGTCACCAATCCCTTCGGCCTGGCCGCCGTCGCCGCTACTGGTCGGGCAGAAAGCGCCTATAGCGCTGCCAACGCCAACCGTTCCTGGAGCGACCCGAGCCAGAGCGGGCAGCCGGGAACCGCCGGCGGCATCATGTCGTGGCGCGGGCCTCGGTTGAAGGCGCTCTATGATTTCGCGCAGACCCGCGGCGAGCAGCCGGGCGCGATCAGCCCGAAAACACAGGCAGCATTCTTCCTTCAGGAAGATCCGAACCTAGTTTCGGCGCTGAACGGCGCCAAGAGCGTTGAGGAGGCGCAGCAGCTCATGAACCGGGCATGGGCCTTCGCCGGCTATGATCAGCCCGGAGGGGAGACCGCGCGCCGGCTCGGCTATGCGAAATCATTCCTTCCGACCTTTCAGGGGCAGGGCGGCGGAACGCAGGTTGCGAGCCTTGATCCCTCCGCCGGCATGGCACAAACCGCACCGCAGGCGATCGATGCCGCGGCGGCACCTTCCGGGTATGTTGATCCGCAGGTGACGACGGACTATCGCAAACCGTCGCCGGCCGTGGTGGCTGCTTTGGGTTCCGGCAATAGTGCCGCGCCTGCTCCGCCGTCGCCGGTTGCTGCTGCGCTTGCAGGTCAGCCGGGCACCGCCGGAACACCCTTGCCGCCGCTGCCGAGCCGCGAAGTTGCGCCGGCACCGACAGTTGCGGCGGTTCCCGAGCAGCGGAATACACTAGTTGCCCAGGCGCTGACGGGACAGCAGACACCGCCTCCGCCTCCGGGGCGAGTAGACCCACGTTATCTGGAGATCCTGAGCGATCCCTATGTCACGCCGGGGCAGGCTGCCATGGTCCGCTCGATGATGGAACAGGACCAGCAGCGCCAGCAGACGGCCTATGAAGCGTGGGTGAAGCAGAACGACCCCGCCTATCGGCTTGGCATCGCCAAAACTGAAGCCGAACTCGACAATTTGCGGAACCCGAAGCTATCGCCGGGAGAGCAGGCGACGGATGCTCGCGAGCGCGAAAAGATGAAGTTCGAGCGCGAGAAGTTCGATGCCGAGTTGCAGAAGGGGCAGTGGCAGAAGCTGACCGATGGCCGTCTCTACAATCAAACGACGGGAGAGTTCCGCGATGCTCCGCCGCCGGCGCCGGGGAGCGTCCAACCCAAGTTTGATGACGTCTCGAGCTTGCGCAAGGAAATCCAGCAGCTCCCATCCTACAAAAATCTGTCCCAGGCGCTGCCGATTTATCGCTCGATGGCGGAGACGGCCGGCCGAAACTCGAAGGCATCTGACCTCAACCTCGTTTACGGCCTCGGCAAGATCATGGACCCCACGTCAGTCGTTCGCGAGGGTGAGATGGTCATGGTCAAGAACACGGCTTCGCTTCCCGACTGGTTCCAGGGCGCCATCGCTTCCCTCAACGGCGGCGCAGCGCTGACGCCGGAAACCAGAGAGGCGATCATGAAGGAAGCCTTCGGGCGAGTTCAGGGATACGACCAGGCGTTCAAGCAGGACGCCTCGCAGTATTCCGGGATCGTCGAGCGCAACAAGTTCAATCCGGCCGATGTCATCCCGGATTTCGGGACCTATCAGCCCTGGAACCCGAACCCCGACAAGACTCCTGCAGCCGACATTCCGCCGGCTCCTGAGGGTGTCGATCCTGAGGACTGGAAATTCCTTACTCCCGAGCAGAGGCGCCTATGGCAGAATTGACGATCGATCAGCAGCAGGCCATCGCCATGGCTCAGGCAAAGCGCCTGCGCGCTGCTGCTGAGGCCAAGAACGCCGCTCCTCCGGCTGACGATGGGCTTTCCGTGGCGCGCACGGCCACTGGTGGCCTTATCGAAGGTATCCCGATCATTGGGCCGATCATCCGCGGTGGTACCGAGCGGGCTGCAGCGGCGACAATCGCAGCATTCTCGGAAGAGACATATGATCAGGTCATGGATCGCATCCGCGAAGCGAACAAGGCCGAAAAAGAAGCGAACCCTAAGATCGACATGGCCGCGCAGATCACCGGCGGCGTGGCGGGAACGATTCCCGCCATCATGGCCGCCCCTGCCGCGTTTGGTGCTGGCGGTGGAAGCCTGCTTGCACGTTCCGGAGCTTCAGCTTTGACAGGCATGGCTATGGGCGGGACAGACGCGGCCGTCCGATCGCGCGGGGATCTTGGGGACACTGCTTGGGGCGCCGGCTCTGGATTGGTGATGGGCGCGGCTGGCCCGGCTGTTGGGGCGGCTGTCGGCAAGGGCTTCAAATCCCTCATCGACGCCGGCCGAAATCTCCGAGTTGCGCGGTCAGCCGGGATGGAGCCGCAGGCCCTGAAATACCTCTCGCGCGCGGTCCGCGATGATGGCCTCGATGCTGCCGGTCTTCCCGCTCGTTTCGCCGACATGGGGCCGGAGGCGATGCTTGCCGATCTCGGGCCGAACCTTCAGAAGCAGGCCGGCGCCATAGCAGCAACGCCCGGCCGTGGCCAGGAAATCGTTCGATCCGCCCTTGAGGATCGCGCAGCGGGCGCCAATGCTCGCCTTGCGCAAACCATCGACGAGACGACCGGTCGGAATATCGTCCCTTCTGAAATCCAAGCGGATATCGCGGGCAATCAGAGATCATTCACGCCGCTTTACCGCGAAGCGTTCCGCGAGGCCCGGCCGTATGATCTGGAGCCGATCGCATCCGCCCTCGAGGTGGACATCAACCGGCTACGCGGTCCCGCCCAGGCGCGTCTGCGTCAGGTCCGCAACATGCTGAACATCGCCGACTCGAACGTGCTGTCCAACGATCCGGGCGTCATGTTTCAGACGCGCCAGGCGATTGACGGTATCCTGAAGACGGAAGTCGATCCCAAAGTTATCTCCGCGCTGACTGAGGCGCGCCAGATGCTCGATGATGGCCTCACGCGGGCAGTCCCGCGGATCAAGGAAGTTGACGCCGGCTATGCCGAACTCGCCCGCCAGGATGAAGCATTGACGCGCGGACAGCAGGTCCTGGACAGCGGCCGGACCGCACCGCGCCCTTCCGAGCTTGTCGCTGAGGTCGAGCGAGGCGTTCAGCCGCAGGGAATGCAGATCGGCCCGTCCGCGGTGCCGTTGCGACTGTCTCAGGGCGCCCGGGCCGAGATCGACCGCATTGTCGGCACGAACTCGAACGACATCGTCGCGATGAACCGGCTGATCAAAGGGGAGGGTGATTGGAACCGCGCCCGTCTCGCGACACTGTTCGGGCCGGAGAAGGCGGACCGGCTGTTCAAGGTGTTGGAGAACGAGCGCATCTATGCCGACACGGCCAACACGGCTACCCGCAACAGCGAGAGCGCGGCGCGTCTGGCCGCTCAGAATGAACTTGGCGGCGCCGGCGGCGGTGGCTTCGGTCTGAAGGAGTCCTTCAAGGCCGGAGGCATGCGAGGGGCTGCGCGCTCCTTCGCTCTAGACAAGGCAGAGAGCGTGGCAAAAGCTCTTCTTCCTGATACGGAGGCGGCGGCGCGAGAAAGCCTTGCCAAGGCGCTCGTAGGGAAAGACAGCGAGGGTGTGGTGAATGCTCTGATGGCAGTGAGCGCACCAAGCCGGGCAGCCGCGTTAGCGAGCCCGGTCGTCAAAGCCCTGTTGCTTTCCAGCGGTTCCGCGTGGGCGCGATGACGGATCGATCCAGCAGATGAGCAGGTAGAGCAGGGCAGCGAACGCGAACCCGGCAAGAAAGCCGATTGGAAATTCGGCTGAAAATACTGTGTCCAGTGACCTGAACAAATAGCCTATCGCGCAGAGGATCGCCGCTGTAACGACGATGCAGGTGATTTGAACGATGCGCAGACCCATTTGCCGACCTTCTGGATAGACGGCGAAAATAAGCGAAATCAGATCTGAATGAAAGGGCTCCTGGGAAGGGGCCTTTTCCTGTTGAGGAAGACACGATGCCCAGGAATGGACAAGGCCAGTATTCGAAGCCGCCGAACACGACAGCTCAGCCGAACACGGTCATCAAGAGCGCGACGTTCAACGCGGTTGTCGACGATCTGGTCACCGACGCGAACAATCCGCGGCCGATCACCGCCGGCGGCACCGGTGCCAACACGGTCGAGGGCGCCAGGTCCGGTCTCGGTCTGGAAAAGCGCACGACGTATGCCGTCAAGTCCGCCGACTACGCCGTTGTCGCTGCCGACAATAACGCCATCCATCGATTCACCACGGATGCGGTGGCGACGTTGGATGCGGCGGCCACCATGGGGATCAGCTGGCACTATACCGTAATCGCAGACGGCGGAGACGTGACCCTCAACCCAAACGGATCGGAGACGATCGATGGGGTCGCGGAGCTGATAGTTCCTGATGGCACGTCCGTTTTCCTCGTTTGCGACGGTACGGAGTTTTTCACAGATCGGGTGCTTGCGACGCTCAATGAGAAGGCGGACGAAACGGACGTCGGGAGCTTCATCGACGGTGGCATCCTGTCGAATAATTCCGGGAACCCGAACACTCACATCGACATTGCGCCGATCTCGGTCCGCTCCGGCGCGCTCTTCGTTGGTAGCGCTTCCACGGTGACGAAGCGACTGAACGGCACCTTTGCGGCCGGTACGGGCAGTGGCGGTCTCGACACAGGAGCGGTCGGCGCCAATGGCACGTATTTTCTCTATGGGCTGCGCAAAAACTCAGACAGATCGTTCGACGCCGTATTCTCCACGTCTCCGACAATCGCCGGCGTGAACACAACGCTGCTCACCGGCTACACTATCGTGAAGTGCATTGGCGTCGTGCTGACCGATGGCAGCTCGATCATTCGCCCGTTCATCATGTATCCGCGCGATGAATATACCTTTGTGACGCCGGTCAAGGATGCGGTCGGCGTCAGCATATCGGCAACATCGAACCTGCTTGCGCTCACTGTGCCGAACGGCGTCAAGTCCAGGGCGAAACTTCGCTTCGAATTCACCTCGACTGCGACAACCAACGCAGCTCTGCTATCCGACCCAGCGCAGGGCGTACTTGCGGCTGGCATTGGGGATGACGGCGGCAACCTCGGCACCATGCAGGTCGCAAGCGGCTTCGCGATCGGCTCGCAAGAAATCTGGACCAATACAAGCAGGCAAATCCGGCGCGTCGCAGGCGCCTCCGGTAGCCTCTGGATCTGGACTGACGGCTTCCATTTTCCATGCGGGAGAAACGCGTAATGCCCTTTGTTTCACGATCTGACGACGGCACCATCGATGGCGTGTTCGAGCAGCTGCAGGAGGGCACGGCAGAGGAATTCCTCTCTGACGACAATCCCGAACTCGTCGCACGCCTGAACGCCCCGCCGAAGGTGTCATCGGTGTCTGCCCGACAATTCCGGCTTATGCTGCGTCGCGCCGGCCTGCTGGACCAGGTGAAGGCATGGGTAGCGCAGCAGGATGGCGAGACGCAGGACGCCTTCGAATATAGCGGTACCTTCGTCAAAGACAGCCCCATGATGCTAGCGGGATTTGCGGCCATGGGCTTCGCGCCTCACCAGATCGACGAGTTTTTCACGGCCGCTGCCGGTCTCTGATCGTTCGTTTCACAGATACCCGGAATATATGCCGTAGCGGATTGCAATTAAAAAGGCGCCGCCGATACCTACGGCAAGAATAAGCGCTTTGCGTGTGTCTTCCTGCAGCAATCTCGAACTCCATCGAAAACCGGGGAAGTAGTACTTCCTCCTGTTTTGGCAACGCCCCCCCTCCAATATCCACAACTCGGAGACTACCAGATGGCGCGACAAGTCAACGCCACGACCGAAGCTGCGCTCAAGCAGTGGGAGTTTTTCATTCCGTTCGTCTATGACGATGCCGACCCCAAACCCGGTCTGAAGAAAACACGCCTGCGGCCCGGGGCGAAGATCCGCGGCACGGCCACTCAAGGCTATGGACATACCGGACGCGACGTCTATCCCGGTGCTCCTGACGTCACCGAAGCCCAGGCGCTCGCGTGGCTGCGAAATGATCTCGACCCGTGCGAGCAGGCTGTTGCATCGTCAGTAAAGGTCGATCTGACAGATAACCAGTTCGGCGCGCTCGTCATGTTCACGTTCAACGCCGGTGTCCGCGCGTTCAAATCTTCGACGCTGCTGAAAAAGCTGAACGCCGGGAACTATGCCGCCGTGCCTGGCGAGCTGGCGAAGTGGAACAAGACGACGATCGACGGCAAGAAGGTGGTCAGCAATGGCTTGGTGAACCGCAGGGCTGCAGAGGCCGGGCTCTGGGCAAAGGGTGGCTATATCCAGTCCAGCGGCACGCCTGCGCTCCCGCAGCGCGCTCCGCTCATCTCCAAGGAAGTAACGACGACGATGACCGCCGTCGCGTCTGGCGGCGCTTTGCAGTTCGTCCCGACTGATGGACCGCTTGCCTATGCCCTGGCTGCCATCCTCATCGGCGCTGCGCTTTTCGGTCTCTACCTCTACATCGACAAGCGGCGCGAACGCTGATGGGTTTTCTCCTCAAGCTCATCCCCGACAGCCTGAAGCTTCCGGCCGTCGCCGCCCTCGGGGTCATTCTTGGCGCTGCGTTGGCCTATTACCCCTCAAAACTGATCGGTGCCCGCGACGAGCGGCAGGCGCAGCAGGTCAATGCGGCCAAAGAAGCTCTCGACCGCATCAATTCCCTGGAGAAGAACAATGCGAATTTCCGCAATCTCCCTGCTCGGGACCGTTGTCTTGTGTTCATGCGTGACAGCGGGTTGCCAGAAGACAGTTGCGATCAACGGTAGCGGATATCAGTTCGTCCGCTTCTCAAGCGCCGCGGCGGCTGTTGCTGCGTCTCAAGATCCCACCGCCGGTCCCGCCATATCCTCCAATAACAACCAGTGCCGCAAAGACGCGGCTTGCCGAAAGTGATCAGCTTATGATGAACGCTCTTGCGCTCGCTTTGACGAGGGCCGCGGATGCAGGCGAAGTCGCGCCGCCGCCATGGGTCCCAGACCCCAACCGCTACATGCCGGCGGCGACGGGCATCCATTGGTCGCAGGGCTTCACCCAGACTTATGCGACCGGCCTCAACTATCAGTGCTCCAAGCTGTTCTTTGGTTCGCCCGCCTATCCGACCAACAGCTTCCTCGTGCCGTACCTTGGATTTGGGCTGACGGACGGCGGCAATGCCCCTCAAGAAACGATCAATCCCAATGCCGACGTTTTGATTGATGAGGCGTTCTTCATCCATCCGAACGGCACGGAATACCCCATCTTGTTCTCGGGTGTTTCATCGGTCGCTGTCGTGGCAGCGACCGGTGTTGCCTTCGGTCTGGTCACCCTGCCTGCAGACCTGCCGGCCTGGTCGATCTACGGTATCCGCACTGTCTGGCATGGCACGGTAGGAAATACCTATATTGGCGGTTATCGCTGCCAGCGCCACCGGGGCGAAAAGTATTGGGCAGCCGGTGATCTTGCATCCGTCCAGGCGCTTGCGGCAGCCAACGGCGCGAGCACTGCCGCCATGGACCCCGACGCTCGTTATAACTGCCTTGGCAACGTCTCGACGTCTCAACCGCTCGCCTTTGGTCCGGCGCAGATCTTCGCCAAGGGGTGGGACGGCCGGCCGGTGGCGATGGTGCTTTCCGACAGCCTGGTCGAACGGCAGGAACTCGCCGCCTCGGCGGATGCCAGGCGCAATATGGGCGTCATTGGCCGATGGCTCGACCAACAAGACCCCACCTGGGGCAGCACGCCACACATCTTCATGGGTTTGCCTGGCGCAAAATCTCAGAATGAATTGGCCACGAGCGCCATGAAGCGCTGGGACAGCTTCCTCGATGTTGTGAAGAACACCTATAATGGCGGCTTGGACCCGTGGACGTTTGTGCTCGACCAATCCGGCCGCAACGATAACAACGCCACGGCCAGCACCTGGGCGAATTTCAAATTCGGCCTAGTCGATCGCATCAAGACCAGATACGGCGCCGGGACGCACGTAGTTGGCATCACGATCCAGCCGACCGTCACGTCAAACCCGACCAACCAGAACTACCACGCCTTTGCAAACATCTCCGTCTCGACGCTCTGGGATGCGGTCGGCGGCACTCTCAAATCCGTCAATGACTTGATCAAGTCTTCGACGCGATATGCCAAGGTGATCGACATCGTGCCTTACTGGTCCGATGATCGGGCGCTGGGTAAACCGCCGACGCCAGAGCTGTACCCGATTGGCAACGTCGTAGGCCATCCAGGCAATCAGGATGGCGTCACCCCATGGTCGACCATCGTCCTCCCGCTGCAGGTTCCGCTCGGCTGCCGCATCCAGTTCGAATATCAGCCGGGACTCTACACCTCACGCACGCTCCGGGATGCCGTTGACAACGGCAACGGCACATGGACGGCGACAGTCAACGGCGATGAAGTCTTTGCCACAAATGTGCAGGACAATGCTCCGCTCTTCTACATGACGCAAGCGGACGGCATTCATTCGGCGTTGCATGGGGTTCTCTACACGGCAGGCCGTATCCCGCAGTCGGAAAAATCGAAATTCTACCCATAGGCGCCACAAATAGATGACATCCAATGACGACATTATCCGTGCCCTTGGGCGTGTTGAGGGCAGACTTACCGGGATAGAGGAGAATGTCTCCCTCCTTCGGGAGGAGGTCAGCGATGAGAAGGACAACGCCCACGAAAGCCGATCGGTAATCCATCGGCGGCTCGATGAGCAGGCAAAACAGATCGCCCACTTTGAAACAACGGTTGCGATAAGCGGCGCGGTAGACGCCCAGATACGAGAGGAGATCAAAACCCTTAAGGCGACCGTGGAACAAAATCACGCGGCCACGCAGCCGGCCCTGGAGGATTGGAAACGCATTAAGACAATTGGCTATGGCGTCTCAGGGCTGATCGCCATCGCGGGCCTGACGGTCGGCGCAATTGTCACCTGGGCCAGCGATGGCGCGGTTGCATGGCTGCGACATTGGTTGAAGATCAATTAATAATCGGATTATCAATCTGGGTTTCGATGCGCAATCTGAGGGATTGCTGCATCGATATGTACCTCGGCAACCAGATGGCCGTGGGCGTCCCAAATTTCTATTGCCTGCGGGAGTTCCGCTCGATGGGATAAGATTGCCCTGCCAACTAGCTCTCTGAGGGCTTCGCTGGCCTCTTTTCTTGCTGCGTCCAGGTCTGGAAAATACTCACCGTCCGGGTCTGGTATGACACCATCAAAGTGTTTTATATGAAAATAGTACGTCGGCAACGGCTTGCACCCTCAACTTCAGTCGCTCCGCGCCTGGCAAGCACATTCACCCCTGCTACTTTCAGTTAAACCACAGAATTACTTCGAAGTTCCCAGTGGTTTTCGATAGATGATTCATTGTTTCGATTTTTTCGGTATCAATTGTCGCTCTCGTGCGTTTAACAGGGTGGAAGCCCATTTAAGCAGTGCATGACGTATGAACTCCATTGACGGAGGCGACGCTGTGACAAACGTTGCGCAGACAGATACCATTAACAGGTTACTCCGAGAGCTTCCCGAAAAGTCGTTCGACGATATCGCATCATACCTGAAGCCCGTTTATCTTCCGACCCGCCGGCCGCTTGTTGACCCTAATCAACCCATAGAGCAGGTCTGTTTTATCGAGAGCGGCCTAGCTTCAATGGTGGCCGAGGCTCCAAACGGCACAGGCATCGAGGTGGGTCAGATTGGATACGAAGGGATGAGCGGATATCCGGTGGTGCTCGGCGTCGATCGAACGCCAAACCGAACCTTCATGCAGGTTGCAGGCAGAGGCTTAGAACTGCCCACCAGCCGCTTCCTGCCGCTTTTGGCCGACGAAGCAACTCGTCTAATGTTTCTCCGCTATGTTCACACGCGGGAACTGCAACTGGCTTACTCGGCTTTGGCGGCGGGTCGATACAACATGCACCAGCGCCTCGCGAGATGGTTGCTCATGTGCCATGACCGTCTTCTCGTGGACGATATGCCGCTTACTCATGAGTTTTTGGCGTTAATGCTTGGCGTCAGGCGATCTGGTGTCACCGACCACTTGCATATCCTCGAGGGTATGCGCGCCATTAAGTCGATGCGAGGGAACGTCAGGATTTTGAACCGCCAAATTCTTCTCGACGTTGCCGATGGTTGTTACGGCGCTCCGGAAGCCGAGTACGAAAGGCTACTTGGCTCCCAGTTGCCAGAAGATCAAAGACCGGCAAGACTGAAGGGGACGTGGAATGCCTGATCCATTCCTGAGGCCGAACATCAATAGACCCTTTGGCAAAGGGCTACTTCGTCGGCATTCAGCGCGCTTTCAGTTTGGAATACTCAAGACAGGATCATAACTCCCTCAGAAGGCTGGGGCGTGAGGGCGTTGCTCCACCTGGCCGGATCTTACGACCTAGTGCGCGGTCTGGCCTTGATGCGTCGGGCCGCGCGGAGCGTCGCTTGGGAGCGGACCTAAAACTTGCCTCCGCACGACCCAACTCTAGGATGGGGTGGATCGCTTAGGTGGAAAGGCGTGTGCGATCCGAAGTTACTACCTCTCTCCGGCGATCCGGTGAGTTAACCCCGTTGTCCCAACGCGGTTCCAGTACGATGCCGGACAAAAAAAGCCCCGCCGAAGCGGGGCAAGTTTTGCAACACAGATCGCACAGGAGGAACACCCGTGCTTTCCTGTTGCTTCAACGAAAGAGGGACTGGCTTGTTCCGGTACGGCGTTGGACATAGCTGAACTCAGCTTCGTCTTTTCATTGAGCTTAAGGAAGTCGTTATTTGCTTCACCAGGGAGGTTCTGACTAGATACAGCAACATTACTAGAACCTCCCTGGCGTCCTGTTCACAAGGATGAATAAAATCTAGCTCGGCTCTTACCGAGAAAAAGACGGACTTAAGTCGGGTACCGGGTACTGCCGTGGTTTTGTAGTGCTGTTCGGTAAGATGCCGGACAAAAAGAGCCCCGCATTCTCGCGGGGCAATTTTTGCGTTCTGGAAGTTGGACGTGCCGAAACTCCCAGCACATCCGCACACCAAACATTGTGAATCTGAGAAAGTTCCGTATTCGGAACGTCGCGACGTTCGTCCTTCAAGTAAAAAGCAAAATGCCCCACAAGGGGCTGCGAGGCATTTTGTGATCAAAGGCGCCCAATGCGCGAGGAGGGGCGCCAGGAGAGTAGGATGACATGGTTCCGAGGAGATTCAATTAGCCTTAAATTGCTAATCTTGTTGTTGAGTTATGTCGCGCTGAGATCAACTCGATTTAATAATATCGGGCCCAGCGATCCGCGCGAACGGGTCAAGTTCTCGGCTGAACTTCTTTCTGGATACGCATTGCCTGGCCAGCCGCGTACGCTCGTGCGAATTCCTCTTTAAGAAATTCCTTTTCGTGCCTTTCACCACGTTCGATGATAGAGACGACCCACAGACCGCCGCGTTCGGAAACGATTACAGAATTCTCAATCATGGCCCCACCTTAAGCGGATTTCACCTGCTACCCACCGAGCCAATGCTTTGCGATTATATCCCGAAAGTCGCGAATGTCGAACTTCCTGACTTATTGTTGATCGAGTGCTCGCGCGCCGTCGATTCTTCGACGTCGCCCTAATCGCACCAATCGTTCCTGCTCTTCGGGCTCCACGACCGTGCGAAACCTTCCCTGAGCAGCTTCCTCCCGATCTCTTCGCCGTTCGTTCGATAGATGTTGACGAGCGGCCTGTGCGACTGCGTACGGTCCACCGAGCCGCTAAATATCACCCGCAATCCCTTTTCAGCCAAAAGCTCTTTCAGCCTTCCCTTGGCGATTAGCGCCAGCTTCCGTTCCTTCAAGCACTTCGCGTGACTTCCGATCTCCGGCGTATCAATGCCTGAGACGAACGGTACACCTTCCCCCAGCAGTCGCATGTTCTGCCCGTCGCATTTCACGGTGTCGCCGTCGACCGCCGTCAATGAGGCGCAAAGAATCAGTCCGGCGATCAATCCGGCTTTCCTTTTTTTGCCGTCTCGAGCTTCCGTTTCAGTTCCTGTTCCTGCTCATACGTCTTGTGCGGAAAGTGCTCCCAACACCACCATCGAACGGGAATAGCCTTCGAGGGGCTATTGCCGAAGCCTCCCATTCCTTGCAGCCGGGCTCTTCGCAATAGTGCTCGATGATCACGTTAGCGCCAGGTGCCGATGAATGCCCTTCGATACTCAAATTGTCCCCTCCCTACTAATCCGGCACAAAGCTGCCGAACCGCAGCTTTCCGGCCTTAGCGCCGCACAACGAGCATTTTAGGCGTCTCTCGACCTCCTTTATCTGCGCATAATGAAGGCTCGCCGGCAGCCGATCCATAGAGAATTCGCGCCTATCGCCGCAGGCTGTACATTCAGCCATGATTGCGATGTGTTGCGGCGTCGTGTTGACGTAGCCCGGGTCCCAATTCGGCACCTCCAAAAATCTTACCATTTCGATCCCCGCGGCATGGTTTCAGCCCTCGGCGCGCTCTTGGGCAGGTAGGCAATTGCCACGCGGCGGCTGCCGCAGACCGGGCAGCGCATGCACTGCGAAAGCATCGCAAGCGGAAAATCGCGTCCCCTCGTCGCCACCAGGGTGACGAGATCGAGCCTGTGTCTCCACAGGCATTCGCGCACGCTCTTCAGCCCCTCACGTCTTCCCCAAGCGCATCTGGCGGTGACATCCCATCCTGCATCCATTGCCTCGCCGATTGTTTCGGCCATACGTCATCATTCCCCTTTCGAGGTCCTTTCTGCCGCATTGTTGTTGAGTGCTCCGCCCGAGCGATGTTGCTAATATGTTCTCATCAGTAGGTGAGTCAATAATCATTCTAGGCAAATTGCTTTTTAAGGCCGTGCCGGTGTCGTGGCCGCCTTGACGACGTTCTCGCCCATCAGCGAAGGCGATGATTCACATGACGATGAGGACGAAGATCAACCGGGTTGATGATCTCCGGACCGGTGTTCTTCAGGTTGTCAACGTCCCTGCCAATCGGCCACATGGTCATAAGCTCGGCCGAGTATGGCTTCATCAGGTCGGATGGATTTGAATCAGGAGATAGCCAGCGCTGATAATCCCTCCGATGGAGAATGAGCGGCATTTGACTACTGATCGTCGTCATCATCTCATTCGACGAGCAGGTGATGACTGCGAATGTGCGGATATCGATGCCAGCCGGGTGGCGCCAAACCTCCCAAATGCCCGCAAGAGCGAACAGGACGTCGGTCTTCATCGCGATTGCGTAGGGTTGCCTGTCTCGGCTGTGGGGGGAGATCGGCTTCCACTGAAAGAAACCATTGACTGGGATCAGGCAGCGACGCGACCGGTAGGCCGGTCCGGCGAGTCCGTGTGTGGTAATCTTTTCGCAGCGGACGTTGACCAGTGGGGGACGCCGGTCGCTAGGCGTTCTAGATGCCGACACCAGGCCCCACTTTGCTATTGCAAAGACCGGAGCCCTGATACCCGTCCGCAGCGCGGCATCTTCGATGATGATTGGATAGACTTGGCTCGGCGAGCCGTTGTATCGAGGGATGCGACCGACCAAGCCCTCTAGCGCGCTTTGTCCAGCGAAAGCAAAACTACGCGCAAGTTCGTCAAGCGATTCCTTGATATAAACGCGAGTACACATTCCGTATTTCCGTGGGGAGTTACTAACTCTTTAGATGTAACCCGATTTTGGCATTTCAACGCTAGCCGCGATCATCTTGTTTTTCACTTTGCGAGAGTTCGTTACTCAATCAGGGTCAATTGCTTTTTAAGGTGTTGCTGCTGAACTGCGGTCATGACAAAGCCGCCTCGCAAGCCTTCTAAGCCGCTGCTCGGTGAACCCGAAGCGCCGATCCGCAGCCGCCCGCGAAAGAAGCGTGACCCAGCTCAGCACCAGCTGACTCTCGACCCTATGCCGGCGCGCATCGATCCGTGCCTTGCGCTGCTCAAGCCAAGACCCCCGAAGGGTCGGCAATGGGCTTTCGAAGTGAAATGGGATGGGTATCGCCTGGCCATTCATATCGAACCGAAGGGCGTCCGGGTCATTACCCGCGGCGGCCATGACTGGACCGACCGCTTCCCTGCCATCGTCGCCCAGGCGAAACGCCTCCCGGTTTCAACAGCGATACTCGACGGCGAGGCTGTCGTTTTCGACGAGCACGGCCGGTCTGACTTTGGCAAGCTCCAGCAGTCGCTGGGCGGCCGAGGCGGCAAGCGGACATCGTGGGAATCGGTCTTGATGGTCTTCGACCTCCCCTATCTCGATGGTCGCGACCTGACGGAAACCGAGTTTACCGCTCGGCGCCATCTCCTCGAGGGCGTGGTACCTGCCGGCGGGGAGGAGGCTATTCGTCTCTCCGAGGAGATCGAGGCTGATGGTGAAACGCTTCTGCGCATCGCCTGCGAGCATGGGCTCGAGGGCATCATCGCGAAAGATCGGAACAGCACGTATCGCGGCGGCCGAGGCGGCGAGTGGCTGAAGATCAAGTGCATCCAGAGCGACGGCTTCGCCATTGTTGGCTATCAGAGGTCCAGCTCGGCATTTGGCAATATCGGCGCGCTGCTGCTTGCGGCACGGAAAGACGGACAGCTGGTCTATGTGGGATCTGTCGGAACGGGCTTTAAGGCAGACCAGGCAATGGAGCTTCGCGCTGCGATGGACAAGCTTAAGGTGTCGGCGCCCGCGGTGAGGTACACCGGCCAGCGCAAGAACCTGATCTGGATCAAACCGAAACTCGTCGCTGAGATCGAATACCGATCGTGGACGCGCGACGGGAAGCTGCGGCATCCGTCGTATAAGGGGCTGCGAGAGGAGCAGGATAACGCCGGGGTCTATGAGCTGGAATAGCTCGGGATGCTATCGGCGCTTCTCTTCACTGCGGGTGTGTGGGTGGACTCTTCGCAGGAGCGCCCTATATCCCTTCTATCATCAGCAACCGAGAACGTAGGCGCTGATGACCGAGAGTTACGATGTGCTCCCGCCTGCAAATAGCGGAGTGCACTCATGAGCAAGTCCTCTATCGAAGCTACTTTATCGTCCTCCCGTGCTCTTTTAATCCGATCATACGAGTTACTGAAATCAACCGACCGTGTTGTAGGACGGCCCCTGGATTTCTCAGTGCCGTATAGGAAAGGCGAATTAGACCCGGCGTCAAATCCGAGCAACCCAACCTCGACCGAAAAATAATACTGCTCGGTTCATGTTCGCACGGCGGCGCCCACGAAGAATGGCGCGTCAGGCACTCCCATCAACATCGCCATCTTCGTCCAGCTCGTGCACCGGCAGATAGGTGTTCCGCTCCAACCACTCACGGACGATATACCTGATCGCATCCTCACGGCTCAGCACCAGCTCGCTTGAGACATTCCGAAGCGCCTCTTCAGTAGCATCATCGAGAGTGATCGAACCGGCATTGCGCACCAGCAGGGCGGTGCGGCGAAGTATGATCTGCAAATCCCGCGTGGAAATTTCGTCTATCCGGTTGGCGGCGTCTTCAAGGAGGGCGGCGGTGTCGCCGGCGACTACTGACATTTAGGCGCCTCATTGGTCGCTAGGACTTCAAGGGAAACGAAATCAAGATCTGAGTTTACGTGGACATGAATATCGGCGTATGCGATATTCCAGTTTGGGAGTTCTCCATGGATAGAAAACGGCTAAATTTGGTTCATTTCACACCCACTCGGGAGCGTAAACTCCTCGATGGCGTGAGCGACACCGAATTTGACCGCATCCTCCGCCGAGAAGTGAACTTCACTGAACCGCCGGGCGTTCAAAAGCTCATCGGGGATAGAACACCGATCGCGCAAGATGCCTTCCGTGCGATTCTCCTCCGCCAAGGCAGAGTTCATTAGCTGCTGTAGCCTGTCCCATGTCATCCCTTCGGTGCTCCCCGGTACGGCGGCTGGATGAATCATAAACAACACATGACGCGAGCACACGCGCCTTGTTGCTCCAGCATAAATTGCTACTGCCACCGACGCCACGTTCCCCGTTGCATGGATTGTCACCGGTATGGGCAAGGCTCGGATGTGGTTGTAGAGATAGACCCCGTCCGCGATAAATCCGCCAAGTGAGCTAAAGGCCAGATAAATGCCGTCATAGCTGTTGTTGACAGCGTAGTTCATAGCGGCGCCGATGCGCGTGGCCGAACCAGATTCGATTGGGCCTGTGAAACCGAAATAAGCTATCTTGTCGCTCAACTAGTCATTCCTCCCTGATCGACGGCGGGGCTAAGCTTTAAAAGCTCCCTTTTCACACCAGTATCTGACCGTCACCCCCGGCTGACTTTGAAACAGTTCAGCAGCAATCCGGCAGTTGTCGGAGTTATAGGCGTCGCCATCTTTGCTGTCGAATGATGCAACATGCAGTCTCATACTCCCGTCGAGTACCGAATTTCGATAGAGAGTATAACTGCCACTGGGCTGCCAGCTGCATCCGGCCAATACCATGGCGGAACCGAAGACGATGAGCTTCATGCCAACCTCTAATTATCCGGACGCAGACCATGCCCCGAGAATACGATTAACACTGCTCGGAGAGATTGCAACTGTGCGCACAAATTGCGTCGGACGCAAAAGGAGTGGAAAACCGGATTTGTGATTGGCTCTCCCGGGGCTGGGACAAGATGCTGTAGGTGGAGGTGCGCCATGTCGCAACTAACCTATTTCGCACGAGGTGCCGCCAGCGCAGAACGTGCTCGTCGCCGGGTACAACGAGAGGGTCTGACCATGAGTGGAGACAAGCTCTGGACTGAAGACGATCTAAAAATCATCGGAGAGAGGTGGCCCAATCTTGATGATATCGAGAAGGCGCTTCCGCACCGAACGAGGAATGCGATCTGCGCGCAATGCAGAAAAATGGACTTGAGAAAAAAAGAGCAGCATATCTGGTCAGCTGCCGAGATTTCAAAGCTTCGCAAGCTGTATCCTGCCGCGACGATTGCGGAAATTTGCGCGACGTTCCCGCATTCGACATGGGTGAATATCCGCCAAGTTGCTCGATATCATGGATTTCGCCGGAATAGGAAGCCATTCAAGCCGACAGGCAATCAGCCGATCGACGGGATGCTGGCGAAGCTGTTTGAGGCCAATCTTTCGTTTTCTGAACTTGATAAGGAACTTGGGACAAAGCGATATTTCCAGAAGGGTAAATGGCGTACCGCTCGACCGAATTATAATCGGTTCGTGAAGGCGATCGAGCTTCTGGATGGCGAGCTGTCGGTTCGCTGGCGCGAGTGACATAATTAATCTTTGAACGGCGGAAAGTTGGGTTTCGTGGAGACGATTCTAGCCACGAACGCTGACCAGGCAGCCAATGCATCCCTCTTTTCCTCGGCATAGTCGTAGCGATTGTAGACGGCTGCGACCCCTTTGATTGATCCTGACCGATGGTTGATCACTGCTTCAACGACATGCACTGGAACGCCTAGCCGAGCCATGCCACTCGCTGCGGTGCGTCTTAGATCATGGAATGTCCAAGGCTCGAGTTCCAACTTATCCGCCGAGCGCCCGTCCGCCGTCGCTTCCTCTTTAGCAATCTTGAGCATTTCTGTGTCGAGGTTCTTCTTGGCCCGACCGTAGCCAGAGACTTTCGTCACGCCCGTTGTCGTGAAAAGGAAAACGGGCTCTTCGTCCTCGGCAGGTCGAACCTTTGGCAGAGCTTCGATCTCTCGGATGGCTTCGGCTGCTAGGGCGACATAATGCTCCTTGCCGTTCTTCGACCGTTCCGGCGGAATGACCCATTCCTGATCGTTGCCGGACAGATGCATCTCTGACCATTGAGCCCCCGAGACCTCGCTGCGCCGCTGCGCTGTTAGCAGCAGAAGCCGGACCATCGGTCCGAAGGGATAGCCAAGCTTTTCAGAAGCCAGCCAGACAAGCCTGATTTCATTGTCTGTCAGGATTCTATCTCGCGTGATCTCCTGGCTTGGTTTGTCGATTTTCTTTTCCATCGGCGAGCTGTCGATGATGTCGCGCTGAACAGCCCAGTTGAAGAACTTTCTGAGCAGCGAAAGAAGTCGGTTTGCGACGATGGGCGCCCGTTCAGCCACCTCGTCCAGATGGCTGGCAATCTCCTGCCTCGTGAGGCTCTTCATTCTCCGCTTGCCGAACTTCGGCCGGAAGTCCTTATCAAAGAGACGCTTCCGCTCCTTGATCGTCGAAAGCCGGTTTTTCTTCTCAACGTACCGCTTGATAAACTCGTCGATCGCATCTTCAACAATGTCGAGCTTGAGCGACTTTTGGGCCGCTTTGGCTGCCGCGGGATCTCTGCCCTCGGAGACGCCACGCAAAAGCTTTGATGCCTCCTCACGAGCCTTCGCCAATGGAAAGACGGGCAGGGGACCTATCGTAAACTTCTTCGGCTTCCCATCGAACCTGTAGCGGATGGCCCAGCTCATCACTCCGGAAGGCTGAACGACCAGGTAAAGACCCGGCAGGCCACCGTCGGGGATCTCTTTGCGAACGTCCGGCGTTTTCAGTGCCTCGATCGCGCGGACGGTAAGGGCTTTTGCCATCTGATTTTCCAGGGTAACGCCGGGGTAACGGCGGAGGGGTGATAGGTCGTGATTGCGATTGTTATTATCACGATTGATCACATGCCCTGCAAGGCCTGGATTTGAGGCGGTCCAATGATATCTGTTGATAGCGTTTGATAGGTGGAGTTAGCAGGAATCACCTGCCTTCTAAGCAGGTTGTCGCAGGTTCGATTCCTGCAGGGGTCGCCACTATTTCAATGACTTGAT